ATGTTGTAACAGAGGTGCAATACGAAAACTTTTTAGAGAATCCAATAGAAACATTTGTAGATTTAGATTTTGAAGGTATAACAATAAATAATATAGGAGATGATATGACACAAGACCAAAAAGAAAAAGCACAAGAAGTGGTAGTGCCAGTTATTTTGACTAGAATAGCTACTATGGCAGCTTTTGTATTTAGGAGAAGTCTATGATAAAGAAGTTATGGACCTGGTTTGTCCAGGCAATAAAAGAAACATTGAACCTTAGTTGGACTTTGGTTGGTTTAATTATTGCTACTTTGACTCTTACTGGGAGTGCAAGACAAATCACAGGTGTTGCCACTATAATTACATTAGCAGTATGGTTACTAACCATAGGATTCAGAAATGAGTAAACAAAAATGTTGCAACACATGTTGTTGCAAGGAAGGTGGACAGGATGAAACTAACAGTAGTTAGAACACAATTTGGAACAGATGCAACTAATGGGTTGCTATTTATAGATGGTATCTTTGAGTGTTATACACTAGAGGACCAGTATCAAGCAGTAAAGGTAATGCACGAAACCTGCATACCTGAAGGCACATACGATATAAAGTTTAGAAAGACAGGTGGCTTTCATGCTAAGTATTCAGAGAGATACAAGAACGCACACTATGGTATGTTACACATACAAGATGTGCCTAACTTTACCTATATTCTTATACACACTGGTAACACTGATGAACATACATCAGGTTGTTTAATTGTAGGAGAAACACAACAAGACTTAGAAGTATCTAAGGATGGGTTTATTGGTAGTAGCACAGTGGCGTATAAAAAAATGTATGCAAAAGTGGCAGGTCAATTACTACAAGGTAAAGATGTATCTATAGAATATACAACAATAAATAAATTGTTAGAAAAAGATACCGACAATGCAAGTAAAGACCACACAGTTTTAGCTACCACAGTTTATGATAAATTGCAGGAAATAAATGGAAATGTTTTAACAATTAAATCAAAACTTAGTGGAAGGGTAATACAATAATGTCAGATTTATTTGAAAAAAATAATAGAAGAAGAAACCAAGAGGGTAAGTTCAAGAAGGACTTATGGTGGACTCCTTGGAATGAAGCATGGAGTTATAAAATGAGTGAAGAACTTAAAGATATGCTAGAAAGAACCTTTTGGACTTTCGTTGAGGCATTTCTTGGTGCGTTAGTCGTTGCCCCATTGGTATCTGTTGATGCCGATACTGTGCAACTTGCTGCCTTAGCAGGTGGTGGTGCTGCATTAGCAGTTGTCAAGACATACGCTAAAAAACAAATATCTAAATAGAAATATTGTCTTCTTAGCCCTGTATAATGGTATTGACAGGGCAAAGGAGGTATCATGCCTAAAGTACCAGAAGAATGGGGTAACAACTTCTACAAGTCTGGATGGAAACCAGGTGTAGATATTAATGACCAGACTGGTCAAGGTGAAATCACACATGTCGGCACAGACCCAAACTACAATAATAAGTTTGATGAAATACTCAGACAATGGGGCTACGACCCAAAGCTATACGAAATTGAAGGTACAGTAAGGTCATCTTCATGGCAAGTTCAATTAAAAGGTGGAAGAACAGAAACATTTTTTGCATTTAAAGGACTTGTAAAGAAGAAAAGACCTGGACAAGACAAATACTTTCAAGCATTATTTAAACAAGCAGGTAGAAAACCACCATTAAAATTTAAAACACATGGAGGTGACACTGCTTTTTTGTTTTTTATGGCAGATTGGCAGCTTGGAAAAAAAGATTATGGTGTTGAGAACACTATCAAAAGATATGACATAGCACTACAAGATGCAGTAAATAGAATAAAAGAACTGCGTAAGTCAGGTGTCTTAATAGATGAGATATACATGATAGGTTTAGGTGACCTCACAGAAAACTGTTATGGATTCTATGACAGTCAACCATTTAATATTGAACTGACAATGATAGAACAGTATGCGTTAGCTAGGTCTATGATGATGAAAACTATAGAAACATTCCTACCTCATGCAGATAAATTAACATTGGCAGGATGTCCAGGAAATCATGGAGAAGCATCTCGGTCACAGAAAGGTCAAGTTGTTACTAACAGATTAGATAACACAGACACTATGCACTTGCAGATATGTGAAGAGATAATGAAAGCTAATCCAGAAAGATATAAAAATGTATCAGTCAAAATACCTGATGGCTTTCATCAAGTTATGGATATAAAAGGTATTACTTGTGGTTGGACACATGGTCACATGACTTCTGGTTCTGGTAATCCAGAAAACAAAATAGAGAATTGGTGGAAGGGTCAGATGTATGGCTTTCTTCCTGCTGGTGAATGTCAGATTTTAATTACAGGTCACTATCATCACTTTCGTGCAAAGCAACAGGGTGATAGAACTTGGTTTCAATCTCCTAGTTTAGATAAGTCTATTGACTTTACTGCAAGGAGTGGTATGTGGTCGCACCCTGGTGTACTTACATTTACAGTTAACAAAAAAGGTTGGGATAATCTAAAAATTCTGTAGTACATAGTGCCACAACAAAAAACTTATGGCTTAGAATCAAACCTCAGTGATGTAAATGTTCAATGTTTATAGGCTTATATCGGTATTTCTTTGTATGCTTTTTTATTACCTTGAAAGTCTAACTCTGGATAATACTTCATAGGAATGCGTGGGTCTATCCAATAATCATACAATTTGTTGTGGTCTATCCACACAGGTTCGGCATCCTTATGGGCAAAGTACATAATTCCTACTTTTACCTCTTTATATTTAGAACCTTTGAAAGCCATCTCTTGTATCTTGTAATAGTCTTCAGCTTTTAATTTGTTAGTTCCTTTAACCTCAATAAAAAATATAAAACCTTTACGCACAAGTATGTAGTCAGGCACTAAAAGTATCTTGGTTGCGTACCAAAATAAATCTAGTTTATTTTCTTTAGGGTCTGTTCCTATCCTTAAATAGTCTACATACTCAATACAGTTATTATTTTTTAGGTGTTGCTGCATAGCCAAATCTGCCATGTCTTCACCAGAATTTCTTTCTTCGTATGAATCTTTGTATGTACTACCCATCTTTACCCCACTGTTCTGCCATAGCTTTAGCTATTCCATGAAATGTTGCACTTCTAACTTTCCATCTTTCTTCTGGTGGCAATGCATAAGAATCATAATGAAACCTAGACATCCTCTTACCTTTAGAAACATCTATCCACTCTGGTTCTACAACCTCTGTACTTTCTAATGGTTCTAAGTTCTTTAACCACAAGCAAGTAGTTTTAGATGTTGCATGACCAAACATATAAGGTTGTATTATCTGTTCAGGCTTTCTTATCCTAGAACTAATTACGCCTACAGGATTTTCAATAGCTATCTTTTCTATTGGTGCATCCATAAGAAATTGTATAAATTCCAAAGCCTCTTCCTGCAGCTGTCTTCTGTTTGGGTGCATAGGATGTGGTCTTCTCTCTTCGTATGGCAAGTGTTTATCATCTGGATGATAAAACCACCTAGCACCACTAACAGTAAGATATGTGCAAGGTGGATGTGCAATCATTAAATCCCAACCATCATTGATAATATCTTTTACATCACCTTTGTAATGACCACCAAGGTAATTAACTCCTGTTATTCTTTCTGCATCTGTTTCAAGCAAGTCACAACTTATAGCATTGTGTCCTTGTTTTATAAACGCATCTCTTACAACACCTGAATATTCACACGCTACTAATACTTTCATTAGAAAGGTTTACCATCCTGGCGTACTTCTTCACTACTCTTAAAGTTCTCCTTTAACATATCTCTAATACCTGCAACAGTTCTTTGTCTTTGTTCTTCCATAGTTGCAAGTAATACTTTTAATGTTTCTACAGAAACTATCTCATTGTAATTTTTCTTTGTATGAACAAATAAAACATCTACTTTATACAAATCCTCCCATGTCAAATATATTTCTCCTTGGGTATTAGGTAAAACAAAATTCATACCACCTCGTTCTTTGTCAATGGGTTGTATTATCCAATCATTAGTATCTATTTCTTGTGAGTTCATTAATTCTAATAAACCATCAAAGCCATAGTTAGAAAGGGATTTCATCTTGCTCTCCTCCTTGTCTTTTTTCTTTGAGTAATGCGTGACACACTCTGTATTCCCACTTGTATGGGTTGTCTTCACTAGTTTGTTTGTATCTTTTTCCACAATATGTATCTCCTTCTATGTCTGTATATGTGATGTTAGCTAGACCTTTACAGTCAAACTTACTTTTACACTCCCTGTCAGGTTCAGGTGGTATATCAAAATTATAATTAGGGTATCTATCCTTTATCTTTTTAATTAGTTTATCTAAACTTTTACCACCTGCTTGTTCTAAAGCCACTCTTTAGGGCAGTCTGTATCACCCCAAGCTACCCATCCACAACCTTGGTTACCTTTATAAGTACTACAAGACCATGATGGTATGCTTCCGAACTGTTCTGGATTAGTCTTTTTCTTTTCTCTGTTGTCTTCTATCCACTCTGATTTTTTACAGTCTGGACATGTAGGAACAACAGTTTCTTTTTCTATACCAAAGACTTCTTCTATAGGATTAGTTTTTTTCTGTGTAAGTTTCTCAAACAAATCTAAAAACTTTCCTATGTCATCATTGGTCCAAGACTCTACATCTTTAGACAATTTAGAATCTTTAAAGGCTTGTGCCTTGTAGGTATTAACAACATCTTCGCTTAATCCAAACCCTGCTATCACAGAATTAAGTTGCTTTGCGTTCTTACCCTCTTCTTTTTTCATACCAATATCATCTTCAAACTTCTTGATTGATTCCTCAGTAATTTTATCTACCTCTTGTTTAGGTTTAGATTTCTGTACTTTCTTCATCTCTTCTTGGGATGGTCTTGGTTTGTTGTTACCTTGATACTTCCAATTAGCCAAGGCTCTACCTATTGAGGATGTTTCGCAGTTCTCCATCCAGGCATCTGTATTAGCAAATCCACCTTGACCTTTTGTTTCTTGTGCTATTCCTGTTGCTACAGGATTAGTGTCATTAATTTCTTTATAGATAGCAGACTTAATTGTGACACAAGTTCCATCATCTGTAATGTGTACAACTTCTGTTTCTATCCTGCCCTCTGGATAATCTTTCCAAAATACTTTGAGTCTATCCTCTACTGTTTCGTAGTTGTTTAAATCAAACTTAGGCAAGTTGCACCTCCTCTTCTTCTATTGCATCAAGTATTTTATATACTCTCTGTCGTGTCATGTTCAATTCGTTTGCAATAGAAATGACCGACATGCCATTATCATAACAAAACTTTATGACACTTTTTCTTTCCTTGTGGTAGGAATCTAAAATACTTGTACAATCTTCTAACTTTGTCTGTATATTTTTAAGTTTTAATTTCAACATATCTTCATTAACGCTCATTGAAATCATCCTTAAACATGTCACTTTGTAATTCATCTATAAAATCTATAGCATCATTACTTAACTTTATATATCTCACTGGTCTGTTATCCCATATCCACATAACTACTGCAACTGTTACTACTAGTGCCATAATGGTTACTACTAATGCAGCAATTACTAATACAGGAATCCAAATGTAATCTAACATTACTCCTCCTCTTCCTTTTCTTGTTCGTTTATCTCGTTTGCTATTTTAATTGTGTTCTCGTTATGGTCATTGACAAACTCATCTAATAACTCTCTGAGTCTTTGAGGATTAGTCTTGGTTAACACAATAGACTTCTCCACCTTTTGACCACCACAAGCATTTGCTAATTTGATAGCCCAGGTTTTAAGTGATTTAGGGTCATCAAACATATTGCTATTAGCCATAGCTACTTCCTCCTCTTCTATTTGTTTCTGTTTACTTAGAAGTTTCTATCTTTTGCAACTTCACAATAAACATACTTCCATAATCTCTGAGTTCTCTAACTTTGCACTTTGCATCATGCTCGTTATCAAACTCCCATGTCATGTTCCCACCGAACATACTGACACTGATTACTTGATATATCATAGTTCTCCTATGTCAATCCTTGTTTAATTATACCATCCTCCTTGTCTATAAGTGTAGACTTTTTATATTTTTTGTGGAGGTAAGGTCCAGGTCAAACAATGAAATATCCTGGACCTTTTTTAATTACTTGTCTTCTACTAATTTAAGTTTTACTGATTTGCTGCCGATAATGTGTTGACCATTACCATGCTCTGCAACCCACTCGTATATGTGGTCTAGTGCAGAATAAGTGCCTCCACAATCTTCAGTAATTATATCTATTGTTAATCGTTCAATTAAATCAGCCATTACTCACCTCCTCCTTGTCTTAATACAAATAAATCGCTTTCTCCTATGTTGCTTTCCATATCAACCCAGGTAAAAGTACACCAATAATTTGTATTTCTATATTTAATTAACCAATAAAATAATGTAGGCAAGTTAAACCACTTAACAAATGTGTCGTATGGTAAGCCACAATTATCATCAGTTCTAATTATCCACCAATATTTTTTCATTTTGTTTCCTCCTTGTCTATCTGATTGAGAATAGCTAAACCTAACTCTCCCTCAATAGCATTGTTTAATAATGTTCTCTTATCTTTTT